GGGTAGCGATAAGTTAAGTATGGCGGTAATGAAAGACCTAGATAAAATGCTAGTTTATATTAATAAAGTAAATAAAACAGCAATCTTTGAAGGGGATAGGTTTATGAACACTAATTTTATAAAAAAAGCAAAGCCTTACATAATTAAAATAAAAGGAGATGGTAAGGGTGGAAGGCTAAAGAGAGGAAGTCAACAAACAGAAAGACAATTAAAAACTATTAAGACAAGAGTTAAAAACATAAAAGCAGACAAAGAAGTAGAAAATTCAAATGAATGTTTAAATATAATACAAAGCTATGAAAACACTAAAATTAGAACAAGTAGAACACAAAACTAAGATTGGTAAAGACTGTCCTTACTTTGAGCCTAATGTAAAAGAAGATTGCTTATTAGAGTTAGATGGCGAGATAATTGGTTTTTATATTAAAGATGTAAAAAAGTATAGTAACAAGTTACAGCAATTAATAGCAATAGCTAATAAAGAATTTAGAAGTGATAATGTACCTAAAGCAGAAATGAGTAGAGGTCCCCAAGGGAATAAGCACGATAAATTCAAAAGACAAATAGAAGGTAAGAATTTAGTAACTCAATACAGTACAATACTTGGAAGTAGAGCTCCTAAACCTCATATGAGAATGCCATACCCAAGCATAACTCCAGTACATAGAGAGCCAAAAGCACAAATATTTATTAAAGCTATGTGGGGTGCTTGTTTAGAAGCAGAGCAAATCATCAAGAAATTAACCCCTCATATTTATAAAAGGCAAATAGAATTATTTAAAGATGTAAAAAAAGAATGGAGGTTTGGTAATATGTACACAAGCAGTATATCTAACTTCAATATAGCAGCAGCTTTCCACAGAGATACAGGAAACATTCAAGGCACAGTAAACACAATCTTAACTAAAAGAAACAATGCAAATGGGGGGTGCTTAAATGTGCCTGACTATAATGTAACCTTTGAACAAGCTGACAATTCAATGTTAGTGTACCCTGCTTGGAAGAATGTACACGGAGTAACACCAATAAAACAAATAAGCGAAGATGGGTATAGAAATAGCTTAATCTTCTACCCATTGAAAGCATTTAAAGGAATATAGAATGGAACAGAATAGAACACAAATCAACAAAGAAAGAATGTTAAAGGCTTTAGAAAGTAGTCTAGGAGTAATAACAACTGCATTAAAGGCAACTGATTTATCAAGAACTAATTTCTATAAATGGCTAAAAGAAGATAAGGAATTTGCAGGTAAAGTAGAAGAAATAGAAAGCATACAGCAAGATTTTATTAAATCAAAGTATTATGAATGTGTAAAGGACAAAGTACCTTCAGTTGTAATACACGCTGCTAAGACTAGACTTGGATGGAATGAAACAAATAGGCTAGACATTACTTCAGGTGATAAGGCTATAAATATGCCTGTAATAACATTTGTAGAAACTGATACTGAATAAAAAATACAATCCACTCTTTGAATCTAATTGCCGTTACTTTATTATAACAGGTGGTAGAGGATCAGGGAAGTCTTTTGCAGCCACAGTATTTCTGACTTTACTTACTATGACTAAGGGTATTAGAATACTCTTTACAAGATTTACAATGACTTCAGCTCATTTGTCAATCATTCCTGAGTTCTTAGAAAAGATAGGGCTATTAGGGTTTGATGAAGTCTTTAGTATTAATAAAGCAGAAGTATTAAATACAAGCAATCAGTCAGACATTCTGTTTAGAGGTATTAGAACTTCAGCAGGAAACCAAACAGCTAGTCTTAAGTCTTTACAGGGAATAAGCACTTGGGTATTAGATGAAGCTGAAGAACTTGTAGATGAAAACATCTTTGATACTATTGATTTAAGTATTAGGGAGAAAGACATTCAGAATAGAATCATACTAATATTAAACCCAGTTACTAAAGAACATTGGATTTATAACAGGTTCTTCCAAGAAAAAGGTGTAGAGGGTGGTTTTAATGGCGTTAAAGACAATGTATGCTACATTCATAGCACTTACTTAGACAATAAAGATAATCTTTCTACGAGCTTCCTAGAGCGTATTAAGAGCATAAAGCATAATAACTTTAAGAAGTACACGCATAAAATCTTAGGAGGGTGGCTAGACAAAGCTGAGGGTGTTGTATTTGAAAATTGGTCAATAGGCGAATTTAATCCTGATAACTTACAAACTTCTTGTGGAATGGACTTTGGATTCTCAGTAGACCCTGATAGCCTCACAGAAGTAGCCATAGATAAAAAGCATAAGAAGATATATTTAAAGGAACATATCTATCAGAATGGATTAAAGTCGCAAGAATTAGCTAAGATAGTTTTAGACAAAGTAGAACAAACTTTAATAATTGCTGATAGCTCAGAACCTAGACTGATAGCAGATTTAAAGCATTTAGGAGTAAACATTAAGCCTGTAAAGAAAGGAACTATTGAAAGCGGTATAACTCGTATGCAAGATTATCATTTAATAGTAAGCCCTGAATCAACTAACATAGCTAAAGAATTAAATAATTATATTTACAGCGACAAATCCTCAAAATTATATGTAGATAATTACAATCACGCTATTGATGGTATTCGTTACAATGTTATATACCATTTAGACAATCCAAATGCAGGTAAGTATTTTGTACAATAGAAAAAGGGCTGCCTAATTATAAGCAACCCTATTTCACAACTAAGAAAGAATATGAAGAACTTGGACAAATATACACTATTAAAACAAACAGTAAACTAAAAACTAACTTTTTCTATTATATTATTACAAAACACTATGAAAGTAAAGATAAAAAATAAAGGCAAGAAGGAAACTTACAATACTATTAACTCTTGGTCAGATGTTACATTAGAAAAATTCGCACAATTAACAGAATTATCTAAAGGAAGTACATCAAAAGAAGCAGAAGAAACTTTAGCTACTTTATCTGATATGCCTAAAGAATTAATTAAGAAACTTTCTTTGAGAGATGTTTCTGTGATATTAGGTAAGATGGCAGAGTTGCAGGGAGAACAAGATACTATTTTAAAAAAGGTAATTGAAATAGATGGTGTTGAGTATGGGATGCATCCAAACCTTGATGAGATTACTTTAGGTGAGTTCGCAGATATTGAAACAATAATAAAAGAGGGAATAGAAGATAATTTAGCTGAATTAATGGCAATACTATTTAGACCTATAACAGCTAAAGGAGAAAGTGAGGATGTATATGACATAGAAGCCTATGATGGTAAAATTAAGATAAGGGCGGAGGCAATGAAAAAGATGACAGCTAGTCAAGTGCAAAGTGCGCTGGTTTTTTTTTACGCTTTCGTGATGGTATTCTTGCAGACTATGGAATCATATTCAACGGAACAGAAGAAGGTAATGAAAGCATTACAGACGGCAGCTTTGCAAAAAAATGGGGATGGTTCGGAGTAATGCACAGGTTATGTAACGAACAAATAGTAAATTTAGATGCGGTAACTAAACTGAATTTATTAGAATGTTTAACTTGGTTAAGTTTTGAAACAGATTTAAATATGAGTAATAAAGTAAATACAGTAAACAATGGGGAATAGTCCTGAAAATAAAACATACAACAACGCTATTAATTTCTTAAAGAGATTAGGAGCTGCACACGACCAAATTACAACAACAACAACTGGGGATATTTGGCAAATAGATATGGCAAAGAATACATTGTTTCCTTTGTTTCATATCAATCCTGTAAATGTAACTACAGGAGAGGCAAGTCTTACATACAATTTTCAGCTTTTTGTTTGTGATCTAGTAAGCGAAAAAGAGAATTGGACTGAAGCTAATTTTGAATCTGCAGACTTTTTAAGCAATGAGCAGGAAGTTCTTTCAAGTTGCCTTCAGGTTTGTGGTGATATTATAGCTATGTTAAGAAATAGTAAATGGCAATCAGCATCCTTAACAGGAACACAAGACATCAATAAACCTGTTTATTTTACAGATGGAGAATATACTTTAGAGCCTTTCAGCGAGAGGTTCGATAATTTAGTAACAGGGTGGGTTTTCTCTATTGGAATAGTAGTACAGAATGATTTCCAATCTTGTGAAATACCTGTATCAAATGTACCAATAGGACATTAATGAAATTTAAAATAGGAAAATATAAAATAATAATAGGGTTTTTTAAAATAACAATAAAAATATAAAAATGGCAGATTTAACAACAACATTGACTGAGAGCGTAGTCTTGAATGGGGCTTTAAGGGGTAGTTCTAATTCACTTACAACTACAGGCATTGTAGATGTATTTGAAAGAATAGTAACTTGTACTCATTCACAAGATACAATAATAGCAGTATTTGATACAGCTCCTTATAGTAGTCCAGGAGCTATAGACAGGGATAATGCTAAGTACATCCGAGTTACTAATTTAGATACTACAACAGAAATAGAATTAGCTGTAGTAGGTGTGGCGACTTCATATATTGTAAGGCTTAGAGCAGGGGCTTCACATATTCTTTTTAATGGGGATGATATTATTAAGGGTGCAGGAAGTACAACTATTGTATTTGGTGTTACTGATGAATTAGCAAACTTAGAAGCTAGACCAATAGGCACAGCAGATGTACAATTAGAAGTGTTTGTAGGGCTAGTATAATGGACACTACCAATATAGAAAAATACTTAAACTCTTTTGGTCAGCAAGTAGTAAATGATGCTAAGTCTAAATTACAAAGCGATAAAGGAAGCACAGCTTTAGGTAATTCAATTAGATTTGAAGTTGTACCTACTGATACAGGTTTTAGTACTAAATTCTATATGCTAGACTATGGAGAGTTTTTAGATAAAGGTGTTTCAGGAAATAAGAAGAAACGTTCATTTGAAAACTACAAAGGGCAAAAACAATCAAGTCCTTACAGCTATACAACAAAACAGCCACCTCCTGGCATTTTATCTAAATGGATAAAAAGAAAAGGAATTAAAGGTAGAGATAAAAAATCAGGAAGGTTTATAACTAACCTTTCTTTAGCTTTTATTATAGGTAGAAAGATTAAAAGAGATGGAATTAAAAGCCTAAGTTTTTTTCAACAACCTTTTGGGATAGAGTATAAAAAATTAAATGAAGAACTATTAACAGAATTAAAGTCAGATATAGAAACTTATATTACAACTTTTTACAGACCTAAATAACAAATAATATGGCACAAGTATCAATAGAACAAAGACCATTATATAAAGTTCTACCAATAGGGCAGCAAATCATATTCTCAGTAGCATTGCCTTCAATAGTAGCTAACAAATTTAAAGTAAAGTTTATTGCTGAAGTTCACGTTAGCAACACACCTATTAATTTATCTGTAGCTGATGATAGGATAGGTACTTTCAAGACCACACCTAATAATGCAGGAGTAGGTATATTTGACCTAAGACCTATACTAGAAACTTTTGTAAAGCCTGATAACGAACCATACTCTACTTCTCCAGCAGTTTCTGAATATAAAGGAACTCCAGCACTTACTCAGATGTTCCCTATTCATTTAGTAGATAAGTTTTCTTTAAGTAATGATAGTATTAAATTCTTTGCCATACAGTTTAAAATAGAGTATGCTGAAACAGCAACAGGATCAGTAGGAGCGCCAACAAGTGCAGAAAATTCTGTACAATACACAATGTTCAATGGAGTGCTGCAATATGATGATGTACTTACTTTAGATGCATACAATTATGGTTACAACTTAAATCTTTTTGAGCTAACTGATAATGATAGTAAATTTTTAAGCAACGCCCCTACAACTCAGTATGCAAGGCTTACAGACTATGGTACTTTACCTTTTTTAAATTATATTGATCCAAGTACAGGCGGTTCTTTAGTTGATGTTGATTTTATGGAAATAAAGTATTACAAAGCAGATGGAACTTCAGCAGGAGCAAGTGATACAATTTTAAACACAGCCTCTACAGGTGGTGCTAATTCAGGAGGCTCAGAATCTAACACAAGGCTAAGTTATTTTGGGGCATTTCCTGCAAACTTAAAAAATTGGTCTACAAACTTTGCAGCAGCCGTTGCTAATGATTTATCTTATTATACAGTTCAAGCACAGACACCAACACTAAGCGAGATTTACACTATTAATATAATTTGCCCTAATGAAAGGGGATATGAAGGAATTAGACTTACTTGGTTAAACCAATGGGGTGCTTGGGATTACTATACATTTAATATGAAGTCTACAAGAACAATACAAACTAACAGAACTTCTTACACTCAATTAGGTGGCACTTGGAATGAAAGCACTTTTAAAATAGCAGGATATAAAGGAGGAAAGAAAAACTTTAGAGTAAATTCTACCGAAAAGATAAAACTAAACACTGACTTTGTTACTGAAGCAGAAGGGCTATGGTTTCAAGAACTTATCAATAGTACTGAAGTATATATAGTAAATGGCTTCTCAACAGATACAGCCAATACTATTACTAACAAATACATAGACCCTGTTGTCTTGACTACTTCAAGCTATATTACAAAGACAATAGCAAATGATAAGATTATGCAATATACAATAGAAATTGAAAAGAGTAAAATGAAAAGAACACAGTCTGTATAATGAGTACTCAATTAATATTATATCCTCAAAGTTATGAAGGGCAATATAGTTTTATTGCTAATCCTAATTCTTTTCAATATATAGTTAATGGAATAAACTTTACAGGATTCAGTAGCACAACATTATATAACACTACAGCCGTTCATCCTTCACAGGATGCTATTGATAACTCTCCTCCTTCTATTTTAGGTAATTGGTACAGATTCACAACAACAGGAGGGGATTACGGAGCAGTTACAGCTCCTACTTATGGTGCAGGTGCAGTACAATTATCTTTTAATGCAGTAACTCCAGGGCAAACAGGATTATACCAAAAACTATCGAACTTAGTAGTAGGTGCTGTGTATGATGTCAAAATTAGTATTGTAGCACCACAATCTGAAATATTAACTTTTGAAATGTATAGCGGTAATGTAATTGTTCATCAAGCGCCATTATCAGCAAATACATCTACAATAACTACTACTTTTACAGCACAAACTTCTAATGATATTTTCTTAATATATTATGAAGGAATAGCTGCTAATCTATCAATTTCTAAAATATCCATTTTACAAAGCCCCACTTCTCCTTCATTAGTTTATACAGATTTACAAGATGGGCAAGTAATATGCGACCTATATGAAGAAGAAGATATACCTTTAACTTTGTCAATAGATGATTTTAAAAATGTAGCTGAAAAAGTGCAATCATATTCTAAAGACTTTGATTTACCTGCCACAAAAAGAAACAATCAAATATTCAACAATATGTTTGAGATTACAAGGGCAGATGATGGCTTAATATTTAATCCTTATGTAAAAACTAAGTCCGTTTTAAAACAAGATGGTTTTATTTTATTTGAAGGCTATTTGAGGCTTATAGATGTTAAAGACAAAGAGGGAGAAATAAGCTATAATGTAAATTTATATTCTGATGTAATTGCTTTAGCTGATGTATTAAAAGATTCTACATTTGCAGACTTAGATTTTACAGAATTAGAACACGATTATAATAAAACTTCAATTAAAAACAGTTGGGATAGTACAGGGCTTCCTTTAATTAATCCATTACCTATCACTAGTTTTGCTTATGATGCAGTTACAGGGATAAATAACACTCAGGTATTAAAATACCCTTTTATAGACTGGGATCATCAATTTATAATAGCAGATTCAGGGGGAACACCAACAGCAGGAAATCCACAATTAACAACTTTAGAACAAGCCTTCAGACCTTGTATTCAATTAAAATATTTAATTAATAAAATCTTTGCAGCTTCAGGTTTTAATTGGACTTCTAGCTTTTTTGATAGTGCAGACTTTGGCAAGTTGTTTATGGACTTTAATTGGGGTGCAGGTAATAGCCCTGATAATTTTGTAACTGCTGGTGTGAGTATTGTAAAATCTACTGATGCTGATAATTTCGCAGGTACTTCTTACTCAAATATTTTAGTGCCTAATAATTATTGGGGTAATATTAATCTTTGGCAACACGAATCAGGTTTTGATTCAGGTACAAGCATTTTTACTTCAGTAAGTAATAATACTACTTACCAAATTAGTTTTAATATAATGTTAGAATTTACAGGCACAACAGATGTTACTTTAGAATGGGTTTCTGCTACTGATGGTGTTATTAACCAAACTACTATTTCAGGAGTAATCGGTGATACACCATTTTACTCAGGAAGTCTAGTAACTATATTAAATTCAGGTGATACTTTATTTTGTAGATTTAAAGCAACAGGGGCAAGTAGAGTAAAGCAAAATAATACAGTTGCAGAAGGAGGTGTGTATTGGGGCAATGTTAGTTCAGATGTTTTTACAAATAATACTCTTTTACAAAATTTAAGGGGCGAATTGGGTCAATGGGATTTTATTAAAGGAATTATGACTATGTTTAATTTAGTTTCTATGGTAGATGAAAATGATCCTGATAATATATTGATAGAACCTTATTCAGATATTTTTGTAACAAATTCTAATAGTAAAAGATTAGACTGGACTGAAAAGATAGATGCTTCAGAAATGGAACTAAGACCTTTAGCCGACCTAAACAAAACAACTATCTTTAAGTTCGTTGAAGATGAAGATGATTATTGCTTTAATGTGTATAAAGATACTACTCGTAGACTTTATGGAAGCAAAAAGATAGATGCTTCAGCATTTACAATTTTAGAAGGAACGCAAGAAATAATTGCAGAACCTTTTGCTGCTACTGTTTCAAAGCCTTTAGGTGTTCAATTTCCATCTTTTGTAGTGCCTAGTCTATACTCTATGTCAGATGATGGAACTACAGAAGGTTTTGATAACTCTCCTAGAATATTTTATAATAATGGAGAGCAAGATACAGGTACTTCTTATTTTATTCCTGAACAAAATGGATTGTCAAGTGAAAACCAACCTGATTTTTTACAGTTTAGTCATTTGTCTGATATACCTACAATAGTATCAACACCACCTGCTGCAACAGACACTAGAGATTTTGTATTTGAAAGCCAACAATTAATTAGTGGAGTAGGTAATGCTCCTGTAGATAATTTATACTCTATATATTGGCAGCCTTACTTTAATGAACTCTACAACGCAGATACAAGAACTATGATTTTAAAGGTAAATCTAAGCCCTTCAGATGTAGCAAGTTTTAAATTCTATGATACAGTATTTATTAAGAATAGAGCCTTTAGAGTAAACAAGATAGACTACAAGCCAAATGACTTAGCAACAGTTGAATTTATTTTAATACCATAAAAAAAATGGAATACTTATCAGGATATACCGTAAAGCCTTATTCTACAACAGCACTTGGAGAAGTTACTTTTACTGATGGCACTAACACTTATTTAAGAACAAATCAGCAAACTTGTGAGGCTTATGGATATACTTATGACATAGCAACTGGAACTTGTAGGGCTTTTACTCTAAACACAAGCCTTGCAAGAAACATAAGTAATTTAAACAATAAGAATAACGGTTCAGGAAACACTAATGAATTAGGCTCAAATACTATTCAAGTAAACGGAACTAATAACACCACAAAAGGTTTTAATAATAATTGCTTTGTAAATGGTACTGCAAATGAAATAGCAAATGGGGTAGACAATACAAGCGTTACAGGTACTTTAGCAGAAGCTACAGCAACTAACTCTATTGTTTTAGGTGGTAACAAAGGTTCAGATTCTTTAGGAGAAAGACAAAACATTACTTTAATGTTTGGAACATCAACTACTGATAATAGTGTTGTAGATAGTTATTTAAATAATACTGTTGGCAGTTATTTTGAAATACCTTTAAATACAATTGTTTGTTTTCAGACAGAAACAGTAGGAGTAAGAACAGGTGGTACAGGAAGTGGTAGCACAGGGGATTTTAAAGCTGCAATAGAAGTAGGTGCAGCTGTTAAATATAATGATGGCGCTGTGGTTTTAGACAAATCAAGAACTGTAATTGCAAATTCAGGTACTACTACAGGGTGGATTACAGATATTATAGTTAGAGACGGTAATCTTATACAAACAGTAAAAGGCGCAAATAATAGGAGAATAATGTGGGCTACTACTATTAGAATAACACAAATAAAAACAGGAACAGGTTTATAAATAAGAATACAATGGCAACAGAAATAATTAATTTAGAAGTCAAGTCAAATATAAAGGGTGCTACAAAAGATGTTGATGCTTTAGCTAAGTCAGTAGAAAATGCAAATTATGCTGAACAAGAATTAAACAAGAATATCCAATTTCAGAATGAGTATATTATAGACCAAGAGGTTGAATTGGCAAGACTAAAAGCAATACAAGATTCTATTCCTAAAGGTGCTTGGTACGCAGGTCAAGCTAAATTAAGTGAGGATATAAATGAAGTTACTTCTTCTTTAAGAACCGAAAAAGTAGCTTTAAAAAAGTTGAAAGCCGAACAAACAAGCAACAATAAAGCAACAAGAGCAGCTACTATTGCGCAAAAACAAAATACCAATGCAGCTATAAGGGGTATTCAACACTATCAAATTATGGGCGTTTCTATTAGAAAGCTAAAATTTATGGTGCGTGGTATAATTCCTATGTTCAAATTACTATTTGGAACTATTAAAACAGGAATAGCTTCTACAGGTATAGGTGTTCTTATTTTAGCTCTAATTTCTATTGGAACTTCAATGAAAAAGACTGTAGCAGGAGCTAAGGCTTTTAAGGTAATGATGGCAGCTATTGGAGCAGTTACTAAAGCTGTTACTGATACGCTTACATTTTTAGGGGATGCTATGTTATCAGTATTTGGATTTGATAGTTCTACAAGTACAGCAGTATCTTCAGCAGAAGCACTAGAAAAGGCTTATGAAAGATTAGGTATTGAAATGGATAAGATAGCTCTAAAAGAGTTGGAAAATCAAAAAGCTAGAGTTGATAATAAGCGTATAATAGATGATACTACAAAAAGTGAAGAAGAAAGACTAAAAGCTTCTAACGAGAACGCTAAAGCAGATAAAGAAATACTTGAAGCTAAAATAGAAGCACAGAAGAAAGTTATAAGTGCAGCACAGACAAACCATATCAAAATGCAAGGTTGGCATAAGTGGGAGCAAAAAAACGCAAAAGCTGCTGATGTATGGAATAAGGTTGCAAATGATAATGAGAGTGCTTTTTCTAAATCAAGAGATGCAAAAACTTTAGCCACCAAAAAACTAAATACCGCAACTCAGGAATTACAAAAATTAGAAAATCAACTTTATACGGATAGTCTTGCTGCTGAAGATGAGTTAGTAACTATTAGGAAAACAAATACAGACCAAGCAGTAATAGATGCAGAAAAATTAGAAGAAACAAGAAAGAAAAATGTAGAAGCAAGGAAACAAAAACGAGATAAAACGGCAGCAGATGAATTGTCTATTGCTAAACAACTTGAAAAGGTAAAGCAAGAATTATTTTATAGGACTTTAGAAACAGAGCAGGAAGTTGAAGAAGCAAAACTAGAAGATGCTAAAGAAGCAGCTGACCAAGCAATATTAGATAGCACAGCTTCTAAAGAAGTAAAAGATGAAGCCCTTCTTGTTTTAGAAGAAAAATTCCAATCAGATTTAGCAGCTATACAAACAAAGGCAGATGATAAGGCTTTTGATAAAAAAATAGCAGATAATGATGCTTGGAATAAACAACAATTAGCTGACCAAGAAATAACTGATGCAAAGAAAAAGAAATTAGATGATGCTTATGAAGCTGCAAAACAAAAAACTATTGCTATGGGCTTTGATGCTGCTTCTAGTTTAGCTAAAGAAGGTTCAGGCATAGCAAAAGGAATTGCAGTAGCTAGAACTATTTTTAACACTCAACAAGCTATAATGAACGCTATGGCTACAGTTCCTGCTCCATTTAATATAGCACAGTCAATAGCTACAGGAGTTATGGGGGCGGCTGCTATACAAAAGATATTATCTACTAATCCTGAAGCAGGTGGTGGTGGTGGTGGTGGTGGTGGTGTAGCTGCAACTCCTACTCCTCCTGCTCCTGAGATGATGTCAGGGGCGTTTACTTTAAGTGGTGGGCAAACAATAGAACCTACTAGAGCTTATGTAGTAAGTGATGATATTACAGCGAATCAAAACAAATTAGCCATTATAAGAAGAAGGGCTACAATCTAAAAATCAAATAAATTTAATTAAATAATATTATATACTATGCCGTGTACTAAATGTAAAAATGGAAAAACTAAATGGGGAGAAACAGGAAGCTGTAAATATGATTCCGTAGCTGAGTGTGAAGCTGATAATAAAGACTATTACGAAAAGACAACATCAATAGTAGAATTAGTAATAGATGATGATAGTCAAGAATTAGCAATAGATGCAATAAGCCTTGTTTCTGCTCCTGCAATAGAACAAGACTTTGTATTCTTTGGAAAAGAGAAAAACAACTTAACTTTTGCAAAAGTAGATGAAGATAAGAGAATCATTGTAAGCCCTGCTCTCATCCCTGACAAGCAAATCTTTAGACATAATCCCAATACGCAAGAAGATTATTACGTTTACTTTTCTAAAGATACTGTAAGAAAAGCTAGTGAGTTGTACTTAAAAAATAATAATCATCATAAAGCTACTTACGAACATCAAGATAGAGTTTCAGGAGTTTTAACAGTTGAATCTTGGATAATAGAAGATACTAAAATGGATAAGTCTAATCTTTATGGCTTTTCACTTCCTAAAGGAACTTGGATGGTAAAAATGAAGATAGAGAACAATGATCTATGGAGCAAGATAAAAGATGGGGAATTGAAAGGGCTATCCATTGAAGGTTACTTCACAGACAAGATGGAAAAGATGTCAGAAACAACCCCAACAGACCAAGAGATTTTAGAAGCTTTAAATGAGATAATAAATGAAAATCAAATAAAGAACAAATAGTTCTATTATATTATACTAACTCACTATTAAAAAAAGAAACAATGGATATTAAAAAGCAAATATTAGTAGCTCTTGGTCTTGATGAAAAAGCAATTCAATTAGCTTGGCAGTCAAAATTAGAAGATGGTACTATTGTCGTATCTACGGCAGAAACTTTAGAAGCAGGTGTTGATGCTTCCGTACTAACAGAAGATGGAACTACAATACCTTTACCGATCGGAACGTATAAGACAGAGGATGGTCTTAGCTTTAGAATTGAAGCAGAAGGAGTAGTTGCTGAAGTAATGGAATCAGAAACAGAAGAAGTGGTGGAAGAAGAAGAAATGGCTGAAGAAGATGACAAAAAAAGATATGCAGATGTTGAGGACTGGGAAGGGATGGAAAAAAGAATCCAGAATTTAGAGGATGCGGTTGCTGACCTAAAAGAATCAAAAGTAGGCGGTGATGATGATGTTGAAGAAATGTCAGAAGAAGCTCCATCTACAAACCCTAAGTCTATTAAGACTACAGAAGTAAAAGAATTTTCAGTTGAAGAATTGAAAGCTGAAAACGAAAAACTTAAAATGGAATTAGCAGAAAGTCCTGCTGAAGCTCCAATTAATACAAATAAATTTAGCTCAGAAAGACGTACTCCTACTAAACAAGACTTTAGGAGAATGAATAAACAAGAAAAGTTCTTATACGAACTATATAAATAAAAATTAATAATTTAAAAAACAAAAAAAATGGCGTTTACTACGACTTCAAATTTTGCAGGGAAAGCCGCTGGATTCTATATCAGTGCTGCATTAAAAGCTTCAAATTCGTTAGATTATCTAACAATGATAGAAAATATCAAGTATAAAAGTAACATACAGGCTATGAATAATACCGTTTCATCTGTAGCGGATGCAACGTGTGATTTCACAAGTGCTGGTACTTTAGCTTTAACAGAAAAGGTTTTAGAACCTAAAAATCTACAAGTTAATCTTGATCTTTGTAAAAAAACTCTTTTAGATTCTTGGGAAGCATTACAAATGAGAGCAGGTGCAGGAGCACCACCTCCAGCTTCTTTTGATGACTATGTTATCTCTTATATGGGTGAAATCATAGCAAATGCAACTGAAGATTCTATATGGACTGGAACTAATGTAGCAGGAAAATTTAATGGCTTCTTAGGAGCTGTAACAGGTTTACTTTTACCAGGACCTGACCCTACAGTTGTTCAAGATGCAGCAGCAGGAGCATATACAGCAGGAACAATTATTGCTGAGCTTCAAGGTGCAGTAGCTTCTATACCTACTACAACATTAGGTAAAGAAGATTTACATATATATATGAGCCAAAGAACTTACCAATACTACATTTCAGCAGTATCTACTTTAGGTTATGTAAATGCTTACAATATGAATGGAGATTATGTACCAATGTTCGAAGGCTACAAAATCGCTCCTTGTAATGGGATGGCAGAAAATGAGTTAGTAATAGCTCAGAAGTCTAACTTGTTCTTTGGAACGGATCTGATTTCGGATGCAACAAGAATTACTTTGATGGATATGGCTGCTTTGGATGGTTCAGACAATATGCGTTTAGTAGCAAGATACTCAGCAGGTGTTCAAACAGGAACTGGAGCTGATATTGTAAGACAATCGTAATAATATAAAGAAGGGGGTGTAAAAGCCCCCAACTTTTAACCTTAAAAAATAAAATAAAATGGCGTGTGGAATATTATCTAAGGGGCGTGGATTAGACTGTAATAGAACGAGTGGCGGAATTAAATTCGTCTATTTCGGTGTCTATGATCAATTTACAGCACCAATAGAAACAGTAGGAATAGTACAAGCATCAGGAGAGATTTCAGATATTGAAATGGGTTCTAGTGTACTTTATAGATACACTATGCCTTTAGGTGTAGCTAGTATGACAGAAACAATAGTGGGTTCTCGTGAGAACGGAACAATTTACTATACTCCTTCTTTAAGTGTAATTCTTAACAGACTTACAAAAGAGGATCAAAATCAAATTAAATTATTAGGAGCAACAAAAGTAGTTTGTTTTGCTCAATTAAACGCACAATTACCAAACGGTCACGATGTAATAGTTGGATTAGGTGTTACAAATGGTATGGAATTAAATGCAGGTACAATGGATAGCGGTGCTGCTTGGGGAGATAGAGGAGGTTACACTCTTACCTTTGATGGAATTGAAGCAATTCCTTTTCCAATGGTTGCGGATTACACTACAGTTCCTTTTGATAATGGTGCATTTACAATGGGTACAATAGTTACATCTTAATTTGTAGTTTTAATATATTCTTGAACAGGGGGCTTTTTAGCCCTCTTTTCTTTATAGCAAATATTTAAAGACTTTTTCTATTATATAGTATGATACAAGCAATAAGAGAAACTAATTTTGAAGCTTTTGTAAATGTTTACGATACTAGAATATCTAATAGAAATATAACTTATGTAAGACATTTGTTTAAGTTTATTAATGACTTGGATGGTGCAGTCTTTTATGCTTATCCAGCATCTTACAATTATCTTGATAGATACTTTCAGGCAAATTTTATTTATTCATCACCAACTGTAAACGGAGATGTTTATTTAGGTAAATTAGATTTAATACCAGCAGGATATTTTAAATATGAAGTCTATGAAGTTACTTGGGTAGGAGATGAGGTGGTTTTAAGTGCTATTACAGCTCCTAGTACAGAAACTACCGTATTACCTGTAAGAGATGAAAACGGAGTTGTAGAAGGACTTGTAGCGATAGGTAAACTTTATTTAGCAGAAAAATCAGGAAGTGAGGAAGTTCAGTACACAGAATATGAAGCACCTGCTTCAACTAATACAATATACTACGGACAATAATATAAAATCTTAAAATAAAAAAAATGGCAATAGAAAATGTACAACAACTCTTAACAGAGCAACTAGGGAAAAACGGCAATACAGTAGTTTTTACAACTGTAGCACAAACAAGTAAAGACTGGTATTGTGTTTACTTTCCTGTTGAAAGTGTAGTTGCTTCAATAACAGTAGCTGATGCAACAGGCGAAAGTGCTTTACAAACTACTTTACCTGCTGGAACTACCCTGTTTATGAATATTACAGCAATTACGCTGACTAGTGGAATAGGAATAGGTTATTATGAAGGAATAACTACATAAAATATGTTATCATTAAAACAAGGTCTAAGCCTAGAATCAATACGTATACAAGGTAAATGGTCGCCTAGTGATGAATCAAGTCTTGAGGCTTGGTATCAAAATGCAGTTGGCATAACTCTTAACGGCTCTGATGTTTCTGCTTGGGCTGACAGTTCTAGTAATAGTTATGATATGGTACAGGCTACTGCTACAGAACAACCTGCTTTCTCAGGAGGGGTTTTGACTTTTGTAAGAGCTGATAATAATAACTTACAAACAACAGGACAAATTTCTATTGCTGGAGATTTTACAGTTGGGATTAAATCAACCCCTGCGGTTTCAGCAGCAGGAACTTTTTTAGGCGATAATACAACATCAAATGAATTGTTCAAATACAATAGCACTACAAGAATTAAAGTTAAAATAGATTCAGCTAATGTAAATTTAGACTTAGATTCAGGAACTTTTGGAGATGATTATATAATAATTACTAGAGTTTCTGATGTCCTGACTTTATATAAAAACGGAGTAGCACAATCAGGAACACCGACCGCAGCAGGAACGGCTGATATTGATACAATAGGTGCTAGGGCAACTGATACTGATGCCTTTGATGGTACAATAAAAGAAATACAAATATATAACAGTTCTTCAGCAGAATTAACTGCTAATATAAACAATAGACTTTCAACTTTATAAAATGGAAAATATTTTAAGCGCAATAAATTTAAGCACAACAACAGCACCTGTTGTAAGTGAAGTAAGTGGTAGAGAGTACATTTCGTATGGAACGGAAGATTGGGCAAACCTCTACCCTCAGTTTCTAATAGACCTTTACTACAACAGTTCAACTCAGGCTGCAATTATTAACGCTACTTCTGAACTAATAGCAGGGGAAGGCTTAGTAATAGAAGATGAAGAAGAAAGAGATTTAGAAGCAGTTGTTAAGTTAAAGAAATTTTTTGCTAGTGCTAATGGTAATGAAAGTTTAGATGAAGTAATTAAAAAAATAGCTTTTGACTTTAAGCTACAAGGAGCATTTGCCCTTAACATAGTATGGTCGCAAGATAGAACACGCATATCAGAAATCTATCATATCGGAGCGGATAAGGTCAGAGCAGAAAAGCCTAATGATTTAGGCAAGGTAGAGGCATATTATGTTTCTTCAGATTGGTCAAATACTAGAAAAAACAAGCCTTATAGAGTTCCTGCCTTTAATACTAATGACAGGACTTCAGCAAATCAAATTCTTTATACAGGGCTTTACAGTCCTAATATGAACGCTTATTACACTCCTGATTATGTAGCTGCAAATAATTGGGCATTGGTTGATCAAAGAGTAGCTGAGTTCCATCTTAACAATATCTCAAATGGGTTCGCAGGTTCTTTTATGATCAGCTTTGCGAATGGAGTGCCAACTCAAGAGGAGCGTTTTCAAATAGAGCAAAGCCTTACTGACAAGTTCGCTTCTGAGAAAAATGCAGGAAAATTCATTTTGACATTTTCAGACGATAAGACTAGAACTCCTGAAATAACAGCTATTACTCCTTCTGATTTAGATAAGCAATTTTTAGCTTTACAAGAACTCTTGGTGCAAAACATCTTGACAGGGCATAGGGTAACAAGCCCAGTATTAATGGGAATAAAGTCTGATACAGGATTAGGAAATAATGCTGATGAATTAAATTCCGCTTCGAATTACTACTTAAATACTGTGTGTATGCCGTTTCAAAATCATATAATAAAGACTTTAAGAAAAATATTTACAGTTAATGGAATGGATATGCCAGTAAGGTTTGAACAGCTTAAGCCAATTACAACAAGGTTTACAAATCAAGATTTGATGGCTGTAATGACACAGGATGAAATTAGGGAAGAACTCGGACTTGCTCCATTAAATGTAGATGTAGAAGTAAGAGAGGACTTTAGTAAAGTTGGTATGGTAGATGGAAAGCCTGTTTTTAGCACCATAGGAGAGGCTGAGGCTCACGCTAAGACTTTAGGGTGTGAAGGGTACCACGAACACGAATACAACGGCAAAACCTCTTATATGGCTTGTAAAGACCATTCAGAAGCTACTGAGTTAAGTTCTTGTATTCAAGAGTTCGGAGAAGATGTGCCTGAAGGATGGGAAATAATAAGCGAAAAAGAAGCTGAAGATGAAATTGAGGATTTTAATTTTGAAAGCGAATTAAATTCAGATTACTATGAATTTGCTAGTACAGGCTCTGCATATCCAAACAGAAAGTCAGGACAAGACCAAAAGAGTAAGCAAACAGATTACCAAGATGACATTTATAGAGTAAGATATAGGTATGTAGGTAGCTTAGTTGGAGAAAGAGATTTTTGCAGAAAAATGACAAATGCTAATAAAATCTATCGTAAAGAGGATATTATAGCAATGGGAAGTAAAACAGTTAATCCAGGATGGGGTGCTTATGGATCAAATCAGTATTCAATTTGGAAATGGAAAGGCGGCGCATTGTGTAAGCACAAATGGTTCAGAATCATTCTAGTACAAGAAGGCAATAGACCAAAGAACTCAGACAAAATAATAACATCAACAGAAGCAAGAAGTAGAGGAGTGAAGCTACCAAGAAACGCAAAAGAAGTATCAGTAGCTCCACACGATATGCCTAATCACGGATTTGTAAACCCTAAATTAATTGCTAAATATAAAAATGTAACATAATGGCATACGTACTATTCATATCAGAAGAAAAGCTAAAGGATTCAACTACTATCGGATTAAATGTAGACCCTGATCTGTTACTTCCGTATATCAAGCAGAGCCAAAAGCTCTATGTGGAAACAAAGCTTGGTACAAATTTAACCGACAAATTAAAAACTTTAATTGTTGCAGGAACTGTAAACAATGTAGGAAATGAAGCCTATGCAACTTTGTTGAATGATTATGTAGGGGAAATGCTCCCATCATTCGCTCTTTATATGGCTTTGCCGTTTCTCCGTTTTAAAATTGAGAATGGGAATATCTATTCTAAAACCTCAGAAACAGGTACGGCTTTAAGCACAGAAGAAGCACAACACCTTAGAAATGAAGTTTTGAATACTGCGGAGTATTATATGGAAAGAATGATAGACTACATAAGAAACAATACAAGCAGTTTTCCAGAATACTCAACTAACACAGGAGCAGATGTAAATCCTGACCGAAACTCTTATTACTCCAATATGAATCTTGAAAGACCTAATCAGCAGGGTACTAGACTGACACTAAGAAACTTTTTAAATGCTTCTGATTAATGAAAAGAAATTATAAAGTAAAAGAAAAGAATAAAATTAAATTAAAATCATACTTAAAGGATGCCACTAAAACAAATAACAAAGGAAGTAGGGGAAGTAATAGCAGTAAACACAACAATATTAAGTGTAGCAACTTTCAGTAACTTAGAGGTAATTCTTAAGATTTTATTATTAGTTGTTACAATAGCATATACTGTAGACAAATGGTGGTACAATACAAAAAATAGATAATGGATATACCTACTAATAAAAAACGTAAGTTAAATTCAAAAAACCCTAAATATCAAAAAACAATTAAAGATGATATTAAAGTGGATAAAAGATTTGTTCAAGAAGTTAAAGGAGTTAAAGTTTATTCAATCCATTCCTAAAGAGTTGGATTCTAAAATTAATCTTTTAATAATACGAGATACTTTTACAGAAAATTCTACTGTTGGAAAGTTATTTATTAATGGTGAGTGGATGTGTGATACTTTAGAGCTTCCTTATCTTGATAATAAAAGAAGCATAAGTTGTATTCCTGATGGTCATTACAAAGTAAGAATGAGATATGCTAGGGAATCAGCTACAAGAAACTATCTTCACTTGTTAGTGCAAGATGTAAAAGACCGCACTTATATACTATTTCATAGAGGAAATTCAGCTAAAGATACAAGAGGTTGCATCCTAGTAGGGATAGGTCGCAAACAGGACTTTGTTCATAATTCAACTTTAGCTATGGATTTACTTATGAAAGAAATAATTAATTTAGGCGGCACTAATATAAATTTAATAATTAAAAATAAATAATATGTTTAAGAAATGGCTCATCTCACAAATTTTTAAATCTAAGAAATTTTGGTACACCGTATCAAGTGTAGTAGTTCCTATCATTATGACCTATTTAGGCGTTGATGAGGAAACTGCTAGAAATCTATTCTATGCAAGTTTAACTCTAGTTATCGGACAAGGGATTGCTGATAGTGGAAAGAAATAATAGATACAGATTAAAACCCCACGAGGTTGCCGCTATACAGAAAATGCGAGAAACTGAAACTAGGAACATCTTAGTTATTGGAGATTTGCACGAACCCTTCTGTTTAGATGGCTACCTTGATTGGTGTTTAGAACAGTACGAAACCTATAATTGCAATCAGGTCATATTCATTGGAGATATACTTGATAATCACGCATTCAGTTATCACGAGCCTGATCCTGATGGAATGTCAGCAGGTGATGAATTAGAAAAATCAATAAAAAGAGTAGCACAATGGTATAAGGCTTTTCCTTATGCTGATGTTTGTATTGGCAATCACGATAGAATGGCTGCAAGAAAAGGTATGTCAGGCGGTATTCCTTCTGTTTGGATTAAATCTTATAATGAAGTTTTAGGAACTCCTAATTGGAATTGGGTAGAATCAGTAGTTTATGATGATGTACTTTATGAACACGGAGAAGGAGGTCAGGCAGCAGCTAAGTCTAAGAACAACCTAATGTCTAGCGTTTGTGGTCATACTCATACTTTAGCTTATGTACAATGGTTCTGTGGTAAGAAGTATAGGGTCTTTGGAATGCAGGTCGGCTGTGGCGTGGACTGTACCACTTATGCAGCAGCCTATGCTAAGAACTTCAAAAAACAATCAATAGGGTGTTCAGTTGTTTTGAATAACGGAACGCTTCCTATCAATCTATTAATGCCTTTATAACACCCTCCCTTTCGTTTTTAAGGCACTTTCTTTTCTTTTAAACCCCAATATACTATACAAGCCCTAAAGTCTTTCCTAGAGTTAAATTCATTATTTGTTAATATTTCTGTTAATATAGTTGTTTATATCATTTATTATTGTATCTTTGTTGTATAATTAATCAAAACAACAAGAATATGAAAAATGAATTTAGAGTAATTAACAGAACAACAAGAGAGGAGCAAATTTTTAACTCAAAAGAATTAGAAAGGTTTTTCCATTGTGAGTACGATAAACAAACTCAAAAAATAAAATACAAAAATCATCCAAGAGATTATGCTAGAAGTAAAGTAAAACAACCTGTAGAATCTTGGTTAGAAGTTATAGGTTTTGCTTTGTTAGGAATGGCGATAATTATTATAGCAACTGAAATTGTAATGCAATGGAAATAAGAGATGCTGAATATCAAGAATGGTTTAATGAACCTCAAATAGGTTATTGGTCAAAGAAACCATTAGACAATAAAAAAGTACTATGCGAGTATTGGGCTTTAAAAAATGCTCCTGATGTAAAAGTCATAGGTACGGAACTACAATGCTATAATTTATTTTCTGAGAAACTAAAAGGAAAAGATGCTTGGCAAATTAACTTAGACTACCAAGACGAACTACTACCTGAATACCTTGAAGCTTATAAAGATAATAACAAGAAGCCTTTAATAATTAATTTAAAACAAAGAATATGACAAAAAAAGAATTAGAAGAAAAGATAGTAAAAATGCCTGAAATAGAACAGGATGAACTAATACACAAAAGAATGAATGATATTAATACATTCCAAGCTCACGAAAACGAACTATACTTAAGAGGCATAGATGAGTACGGCAAAGACTTTCAGATCTGTTTTGATAGCTATAACTTTTTAGAATGGATTGATACTGAACATTTAGAATATATAAAAGAACAATTAATCAAACACATCAAAACGAAATGAAGATGACAATAAATGAAAATGGCTTTTGTGATTGGTTTCAGTTAAATAGACCTAATGATTTTAGTCCAAGAGGTAGAAGGGCTTTATTTGAAATGCTTGAATCTTATGAAGATGATACTGGAGAACAAATAGAATTTGACCCAATAGCTTTGTGTTGTGAATATTCAGAATATGAAAACTTAGATGAGTTCTGGCTAGAATATGACAAAAATGATTATCCTGATAAAGGATCAATAATGGATGCTACATTCTATTGGGCTTTTGGGGATTCTTTTATTATACAGAAATTTTAGTTAATAAATTTGTTTATATTTGTTCACAGGGAAAGCCGAAGCCCTTTTAAGTAGGCACAAAAAAAGAATATATGAAAACAGAAAAGATTAAGCAAAAGTATTTACATTACGGATTAGAAAAAGAAGATGTTTTTAAGCATCAACATTATGTCATCATAACTAGAAGCGGAATAGATAAGATTCAGGCAATAGAAAACATAGAAATTGACTATGAAGTTATTAAATGTGAAAAGGACTTTTGTGTTGTTAAAGCTCACGCAAAGAAAGATGAAACTGAAACATATATACAAACATTCGGTTCAGCCCTTAAAGGAGAAGGGTTTAAAGATGGGAACTGCAATACTTGGTATGTTATGGAAATGGCAGAGAAAAGGGCAATGAGCCGAGCAGTATTAAAGCTAACAGGCTTCTACGAGTTAGGAGTATTTGGAGAAGATGAAAGTGAATCATTTAAAAAGAGTAATAATCAATAATAAATAAAATGGCAAAAAAGAAAGCAAAAAAAGAAAACCCTAGTAAAGCTAGGCTTGAATTGTTAGAGAAACGAATCAAGGAAATACAGGATAAATGGTCAGCTATGACACCTGAAGAACAAAAAATAGTAGCAGAATCTAAAAATGAAATTAATCAAATAAAAAACAAATAATGGATATTATAGGAAAATTAACACAAAAATTACCAATAGAAAGCGGTATATCAAAAGCAGGAAAAGAATGGAGAAAACAGTCTATACTTGTAGAGCAGTCAGGGACAGACTATAACAAAGAAGTAGCAATAAGTTTCTTTGGTGATAAGATCAAAAGCCTTAGAGATATTGAAGTAGGATCTGATGTAAATGTTTCAATTAACTTATCTTCAAGGGAGTACAACGGCAAATACTTTCATAATATAGATGGGTGGCTTATTGCTAAACTAGGGAAAGAAACTGTTGGAGAAACTGATGAAATGCCTTTCTAATGACAGCAGAAGATAACTTTAAAAAACTATGCAGCCTTACAACTAGGGTTCTAGGGCTGCCTGATGGCGCACTTGCTTTAAGAAGTAGGAAGCGACCCTTACAAGTAGCTAGGGCTGTTGCAGGGTATATAGGTAGAACTGAAGAAGATATACATAGATCAATTATAGGTAAAGTTTTAAATAGAGATAGAAGTCTTATTTATCATTATGAATATACACACAAAAAAAACTATGCTACCTGTTTAGTGTATAGAAATACCTTTAATAAAATTTATAAAGCCTATAAAGATATTGGGGGAACTAAAGAATTTTTCTTAGATAAAGATTTTATGAAAAGGTACTTGTTAAAAAATGGTGTTAAAGAAACTTTAGACCCTGATGTATTTCTAGAAGTAACTAGTGGTCAAATAAAATGTATAATAAAAACTTCTTATTTTGATTTCTCTAATCAATTAGAAAATGTTAATTTAGCCCTGCAAGATTACCACTATACAATTAAGATTATATGAAACACCTTTTAAGTAGCACCGCTTTTATAGTATTGAACAAAGAATTGGCAAAGCGAGTAGGGTTGAAAGAAGCAGTCCTACTTGCTGACCTAATTTCAAAAGAAGAATACTTTATAGCAAATGGTATGACTGATGGGTGGTTTTTTAATACTGAAGCTAACATAGAGAAAGACACTACACTAACTGCTTATCAGCAAAGAAAGTGTCTTACAACGCTTAAAAAGGAGGGGCTTATAGAAGTCAAAAGAAAAGGCATACCTGCAAAACAATACTTTAAAATAAATGAACAACTAGTTGTTAAGTTTCTAAACAACTTGTCAGCTACAAACTTAACTTCTATTAATAAGAATAAAGAAATAAAAATAATAAATAAATACTTTAAAAAGCCCACTATTTTAGAAGTTGAAAAATATTGTAAAGAAAGAAATAATAATATAGATGCAGAGGCTTTTATAAGTTTCTACGAATCTAAGGGTTGGATGATTGGTAAAAATAAAATGAAGGATTGGAAACAAGCTGTAATTACTTGGGAGAAAAGAAATTATAAAAAACCTACAATGTCAAAAATAGATTCACAAATTAACGAATACCTAAAAGGAAAAGAATACTTATGAAACCATTAAAAAAAGAAAACTTACAAGAACTTACTGAAAAGGTATATGATTTATTAAATACCACAAAAGTAGAAATAGGTCATAATACTGATGGAAAAACATTAGCTAGTCTTTCTAAGATATTTGCTCAGGACTTAATACAAGAAAAGAGGTTTGGTAATATGACTTTTAATCAAATTGAAGATGCCTTTAGATTAGGCGTAAGGTTTGGAAAAGAAGAACCCTTTTTAAACATCAGAACTTTTTATCGTTGGTCTTATGCCCATAAGAAAGTAATAGACAATGCTTACTATGAAGTTCACACTTTAGGAAAACCAAAACAAGAAACATTATATTATCAAGAACCTTTAAAACTATTAAGATGAAAACAAAAGAAAAAGTTAAATTTTGGCTAAATATGTACCCTGATTTAAGAGATAATGATAATAGGTTATGTTCTAATATATGGGCTGAAGAACTTACACATATAGAAGGAATAACTCAATCAACACCAATCGTAGAGTTTTTAAAACTATATGCTAGTAATAAATTTACTTCAGCCCCAAGCATTAAAAGAGCAAGAGCAAAGCTACAAGAAGAAGAACCTAAATACAGAGGGAAAAAATACTACTTAAGAAAAGGAACTTATCAAGATAAATGGCGTAAAGACTTAGGATATGAAAACAACTAATTACAGAAAACTCTATGAACAAAATATAGGTCAAATTCCCGATAATTGGGAAGTTCACCATATAGACTTTAATCACGAAAATAATAGTTTAGATAATTTAATTGCAATCCCTTCTATGGTTCATATGGTAATACATCAATCAGGATTTATTCCAAGAGATGAAATAGAAAATTTAATACAGATATATGAAGTCAATAAGCAAACTTAAAAAAGAACTAGACAAATGGTTTAGCCTTTACATAAGGCTTAGAGATGCAACAGATGAGGGAATGGTACAATGCTTTACTTGCGGTTGTGTTAAGCATTATAAAAAAGGTATGCAAAACGGTCATTTTCAAAGTCGAAAACATTTAGCTACTAGGTGGGATGAAGAGAATTGTCAAGTCCAATGTGTGGGCTGTAATATGTTCAAAGCAGGTGAGCAATATAAATTCTCAGTAGCTTTAGACTCAAAGTATGGAGAAGGAACTGCTGAAGAATTAGAGCGTATTTCTAGAAAAACCATAAAGACTCATAAATATTGGTATGAGGAGGAGGTGAGTTATTATAAAGACCTTGTTGAAAACTTAAAAAAAGAAAAAGGAATAGAATAAAAGTTTTCTTAAATTTGGCAAATGATAAAGCCAATTTATGCAAGTGCTGAACACCAAACAATTATAGAAGGTTACATTGCATTGTGTAAAGAGTTTGCTAAAGAAGTTGGCTCTAAATCAAGATACCACAATTACTTAGATGTTATAGAAGTAATAATTGAATACCATAATAATTACGGATCAGGAAAAAGAGAGAATAATTGGTACGACTGGCTTATGATAATTCCTATTAATCTATCAGTTGCTACAAATGGCTTTTTTGCAGGGCTAGAAACTAATAAAAATAGATCTGTAATAAGAGCCTACAAAGTAATATTAGAACAATTAGTTTCAGATGTTGCAGATAAGATAGATAACTTAGAAGAACCAAGTGAATAAAATCTATCTAGAAATATCAAAGCTAAGTGATAAGTTCAGAAAAATGTGCTATGGACTTACAACAGACAAAACAGACATAGACAATGCAGTACAAGAATGTATGCTTTACTTTCTTCAAATGAATCCTGAAACACTTGAAAAAATATATAATAAAGATGGAATAGAAGGAATAACTAAGTACGGTGCTGTAGTATTAAGGAGGTCTTTAACAAGTAAAAGAAGCCCATTTTATTATAAGTACAAAAAATATTACACTAATTTATCAGGGTATAATATGACTAATACAAAAGCTGATAATTTTCATAAAAGCATATATAATCTACCTGAAGAAGTAGTAGAAAATATAGGGTTCACAAAGTTAGATAAAATAGACTTAGTTTTAAATGATTTATATTGGTATGATAGAAAGGTGTTTCAACTTTATTACTCAGGAGAAACACTAGATTCTTTAGCAAAGAAAACAGGCATAAGCCGAAACAGTCTTTTCACTACAATAGACAAGGTAAGAGAGATACTTAAAAAAGAGTTAGTAGATGAATAGGTTTTTTGTTACTGATGAAATATATGAAGAACGCTTAGCAATATGTAAGGAATGTGTATATTACTTTAAGCCAACTGGAAGTTGTAAGCGTTGCCTTTGTTTTATGAAAATTAAAGCTAGGATAGGAGGTCAAGAATGTCCGCAAAAATATTGGCTAAAAACTACAGAAGTAATAAAAGCACCTGATGAATTGCCTCAGCATTTGATAGATGAAATACTTGACTTATGGAAAGACTTAAAAACAGGAAGGGCAAAAAATCAAGCAGCCAAAAAAAGAATGATAACTTTGTACAATACTATACACAATACTAACTATGGAACAGGAACTAATTGCGGTTCTTGTATAGCAACTTGTTTTGATGGAATAAAGAAACTTTATAACAAATACAATGACTAAAATAAAAATGTACTGCCCTGATACCACAGGAACTTTTGTAATGATGTTTGGATTTAAACAGCCTTTAAATTATGTGAAAGACAATAGAGTTAAATATAAAAAAAGAAAGAAATGAAAAAGACTTACAAAACAATTAAGTGGGTACTTAAAGAAAACATCAAGAATGGCGTAAAGAACCTTTGGACTTGGGAAAAAGGAAAGAACGAAAACTTTACTTGTATTTATAAAAACTACAGCAACAACTTAACAATATACACACCTGTACAACTTTTAGAGCTTTTAGAAGATGCTAATTAAATTAGTTATAGGAATTGTTGTATTAGTTTTTTTATTTGTGTTTATATTGGCAAAAGTAGAAAGAAGTATAGAGAGAAAGAAACTTAATAATAATTTAAAAAACTTTAAAAATGGTAATAGATTACGATAATATTCCTGAATACTATAAAGGTAAAAACGGATATATGGCAAAAGATGTTGTAAGCAACTTTGATCTTAGCTACAATGTAGGTACAGCAGTAACTTATTTAATACGATCAAAGAATAAGCACAAGGATGGCGGTCTTGAAGATATTAGAAAGGCTATACATCATTTACATTTTGAATTAGATGTCTTAACTTCTAAGACTAGAACAGGAGCATTAGCACCAACAGGAGTAAGGAAATGACAGAATATAAATGTAAGTGCGGAAATACTAAAGATATTTCAAAAGCAACTATATCCTATATTGATGGGGAGTGGCAAACAAAAGAGGCTCTTTGTAAGTGTGGAAAGTATATGGATAGCAAACCACTTGAAGGAATACCAAGTCTTAAACGAACTGAAGAAAGCCTAAGCAAAAACAGAGATAACTTATGGAAAGGAGCAAAAGAAAAGCTAATAGGAGAAAGGGGAATAAATGAGGACTACTAAATAAATACTAAAAAATTCTATTATATATTATGAAACTAAAAATCAATCAGTTAAAACCAAACGAAAGCAATCCTAGAATTATCAAGGAAGCTAAATTTAAAAAACTAGTGCAAAGCATAAAGGATTTTCCTAAAATGTTAGAACTTAGACCTATTATAGTTGATGAAGATATGACTATACTAGGCGGCAATATGCGTTACAAAGCCTGTGTTCAGGCAGGTTTAAAAGAAGTTAATGTAAAGATAGCCAAAGGATTAACAGAAGAACAAAAAAAAGAATTTATCGTAAAGGATAATGTAGGATTCGGAGAGTGGGATTGGGATAGTTTAGGAAACGAATGGGATAATGTAAAGCTAGGAGAATGGGGAATGGATGTTTGGCAACCGGAAGAAGCTGTGGACTATTCAGCCTTAGATGATATAGATTTAGGCAATACTTTACAAGACAAAATAGATGGAGTAAAGAGGGCAATCCAAATTGAATTTGAACCTGAGCATTACGATCAAGCTGCTGAATTAATAAACACAGCAAGAAAGGATGGTATGAATGTAGGATTAATTGTTTTAAATGCCTTTAAAAACGATAGATGATTATATTGGTAATTGGAGAGTGTGGAGTTGGCAAGACTTGGGTTTTAAAACAACTAATTAAAAACAGTAAAGGATTTAAACTTGGTTTAAATTATTTTAACGAAACAGATAAAAATATAGTAGTAGGTAAATATGATAATTCTACTTTTGAGGGTAGCGATAAGTTAAGTATGGCGGTAATGAAAGACCTAGATAAAATGCTAGTTTATATTAATAAAGTAAATAAAACAGCAATCTTTGAAGGGGATAGGTTTATGAACACTAATTTTATAAAAAAGCAAAGCCTTACATAATTAAA